CCATTACCCGCGCCACCATCTCCATTACCGCTGCCACCCTGCTGTTGCTGGCCACCATTACCGGCACCGCCGCCGCCATTACCCGCGCCACCATCTCCGTCCGTACTGCAAAAACGCGATGCAGTGATGAATGATAAAAACTTTTTCTTTTTTATGAACATAGTTACCTCTTGGTTAAATTAAAAAATTAAGGCGCGTTAAGCGGGTCGCTATACCCCTTATTCTCATCATGATCTTCCTGGTCCGCATTATCATCATGACGCATGATCGAAGAAACATCCAAGTTTAAAAAACCCCATATCCGGTTGAACACCTGCCGCCTGCCTTCAAGTATTTTTGAACTGCCGTCATCACCAATAACGTGGGTTGTGGTTTTCACCTTACAAAAACGCAAAAGATCAGCAACAATAACCTCACCTTCAGGACTAAGGCTGCCATCAGCATTCAAAAGGGCAGACCGGTAAGCGGCAAGTTTTTTTCTTTTACGGAACAATTCAGACATGAAGCGAACCTAAATGCAAAAAATTGAAATGTCAACCGGCAGCCTCACGCTGCAGTTTCTGTGCCTGTGAAATATCCTTGATAGCGGAAGCGATCTCCGGTGCGCTTGCAACAGTATTTTGCATTTGCTGGCTTTTTGCGCGCGCATTTTTAGAAGCATCAACATCCTCTTTTTTACGGAAGCCGCGCATTGGCATACCTTGCGATTCACCAAATATCTGCAGGTTAGTGCGGTGATCAAACTCATCAAAAACAGTCGGGTCACTAGGCGCGATGTAAGTTGCGGCAAATTCATAAGTTCTTTGGATACCAAGCGCATATTCAGCCCTTTGCGCGCGCGAAAGCGGCGAATCATATTCGATCTTGAAACCGGCATTTACCAGCTCCGGAGGAGGAGGAGGGAATGCACCATAACCGTCAAGTATCTCTATTTCACGCGGGATCTGCACGCCAAGCGCCTCAGATTGCTGGCGGCCCATCGTAGGAGAGGTCAATACCCCATGCTGCTGGGTAAAAGCAAGCACCTCGGTTGCGGTCATTTGCGGCCTGTCCTTCAAAACCTCATAAATAGTGGAAAGGAACGCGTCTTTAATGGTTCCGCGCACCAGGTTTTCTGATTCTATCGCAAAATCCACCCGCGCACCGGAGTTGAAAGGCTGCGCCATCGGGCGGCCCTGCATATCAAGCATACCCTGGTTAACTTTACCAGGCGAACTATCCATCCAGTTATCATCAGTTGTAAGTATTGCCGGATCTGCGGATTTATGCGCAGAACGCAGGGTAACCTTACGCATCTGGTTAACCGTTTTAATATCTGAAAGCACCGTCCATGCAGGGCTGCGGCCGTATATTTCATTCGGCGCAGTAACATAACGCGAAATAGCGTAAGGGAATGACATATAACCGCTAAGCTCTATCTCTGAACCCTTATCCGCGCCATCCATAAGCAGGTAAATACTGGAATATGCAAGTTTTGTGTGAGTATCTTCATCCTCACGCGGCCGCACAATATGCAGCACGGTATATTCTTCTTCCGTCCGTCCGGCGGTTAGTGCTTTTTGTACCACATCCGGAATCTTTTTGAATTGCCCTTTGAAATTCCTGGCTTTTATTTTAAATTTTCGGTGAGCTCGCGTTATCCGGCCAACATAATTTTCAAAAAAATACATTTCACTTGGATGAACCGACTTATAGCACAATCCGCGCAATTCCTTATCCGCGCCAACATACAGCGTACCGGTACCAAAAGCACCCAAACTCATATAGGTTTCATGCTGCTGGGTTGCGTAATTAGCAGCAGTTGCATAACGATATTCAAATAAAATATCCCTTACATCCTCAAAATATCTTGCAACCGCAGGTATGCGGTTAAGGTCCTTACTGACCGATTTTATGCTGTGCCATAACTGGGTACGCGGCGTAAGCAAGTTTTCAACTGTTGCAGCAAAACGCTCTAATGCGATCGGGGCAGTTGATTCAAATATTTTGGAAGTACGGCGATCACCTTGCGTTTTATCGCCAAAAAACACATTCTGCCTGGGCAGAACATAATCAGCTATTTCCTGGTTGGTGGCATCAAAATTGGAGCGGACACCTTCCGCCTCCGCCTGCATCAATAAGGCTGCTTTTATATCAACCGGCATCTACCCTCCCAGGAGAACTTTTCTTTTTGCGTCAGAATTATCATCAGGATTTATTACCCCACCGGCATAAATATTACCGGCACCGCCACGCAGCAACCGCCTGCGTTCTTCACGCTGCTCATCAGTCGTGTCATCAGCACCTGGCGCACGGGGAATAGGTGCCGGCCCGCGAGGACCATCAACCAAAGCACGGAAAGGGTTTAAACCGCCGAGTTCCGGCCCGAATAAAACATCATTTATACCATCTTCTGACATAGGGCACCCAGGTAAAAATTAGAAATTAAGATAAAAAGATATTCTCATTTTTCCGTCAATAAGTCAACTCATCGTAATTTGAGCTGCTGTTAGCGTTGCTCTTGTTGCCGTTCCGGTTATAGCTTTTTATCACCGCACGGCCCTCACCGCCACCCAACATTCCATACTGCAGAGCTTCCGCAATATGCGAATAAATATTTTTTTCCGGCTTGTCGGAAAATCTCACACCACCGGAAACATTAAGCTTGCGGTATTTATATCCGCCATTCATCGCTTTACGCAGCTGCTTACATTTCGGCCCGATCACCAAACCAGGCACGCCATCAATAAGCTTACCGAGAGCATCAGTCACCACCTCAACCCTTATCGTAAAATCATTGGTTGGCGCAGCTTTCGCGTATATACCCTCACTTTTCAGCATTTCATACGGCGTACTTTCATCAGACTGGGTACGCTGCTCACCCGCAGGGTCACCGGTGATATTTATTTTTTCACGGTGAAAATCACCTTCAATGTAATAATTATTTTCCTGAATATATTTGCGCAATATAGCACCAAAGCGCTTTGCACCCATATCAACAGCAATAAGTTCATCAATGGCAACCCAGTTACCCATCGCACCACGCTGCAGAAATGCAGCAGCCGGCGTGAGTCCAAAATCAATCCCCAGGTAAAGCGGCAGGCGCGGGTTATATTCCACCTTTGAAGAAAAATGTATCTCATCGTTGTAGTTGTTATAGATCGGCTTACCATCGCTTATGAAGCCGTACTCACCCTTCACATAAACCTTTATCCACTCCTCATCCTTACCGGCCATCATTTTTCTGTAATAGCCCTCAGGAAGGTTATGGATATTTTCCGCATTGGCACTTAAACCGCTTGGCTGGCGGAAGAATTCCCAATCTTCCGGGCTTTGCTCCTCCGCAAAATAATACCACCAGTGATCATCTGTTGGCGGGTTAGTGTCCATAATTATTCCGTACCAGCTGCAGCCGCCATCTTTTTTTGCAGGGTAACGGCCAACACGCGCAGTAGCAGCATCAACGATTTCCTTATTGATCTCCCGCGCCTCATTGAACCATATTCCGGTACATTCAAGGGATAAAAGTTTTTTTACATCCTCCGGTTTATCCAGCGCAATGAATATAACCTCCATGTTAATATCAGCATATTTCAGGTAATGCGTATATGGCGGCTTACCGGTCATCCTGCCGAAGATCTCCGGAGGAAACCAATCCACCCAGGTTTTTATCGTGGTAGTTTCCAGCTGCGGCAAAGTGTTTCTCACCACCAGCCAGCGCGTGCGCCTTATACCGTCCGCGCCAGGCTTTTGCTCCTGGCTGCGGCGGAACATTTCAAAACAGCACGCAACTGACTTACCGGATCCAACCGGTCCCATCAACCCACGCACGGAAGCGTTGGAAAGATGAAACTTTGCGGCGATCGGGCCGGCTTCATAATTTATTTTATGCAGGCCCGCTTCCATTTACCACCACTTCAGGTTTTTTGTTTTCACCGCCAGGAATATTGATCTGAACCAGAACATTACCCCCACCACCAGGTTTATCGTTGGCACCTATCCGGCCGGTAGCTTTTAAACTTGCCTCAGACATTTTTGCAAGCACACCGGCAAATTTTGCCTGCGTATCTGAATCAACCCCTTTTTCATCATACTTATCCTCAAACTTTTGCATCAAACGCATATGCTCACCACCTGCATATTTAGCATTCATGCGGTGTTCGTACATCCAGGCAGATTGTATCTTTTCCATTTCCGCGCAGATCGATGGCGACTGCATCGGATCATTCGCGCTCTTGTAACCGGCAATTTTTGCTGCCTCCGTCTTATCAAGATTTTTCCCGTATTCCTCCAGAAAAACAAATTCCTTTTTTGTAAGCAACCGCTTACCACCGCGCAGATCCGGTATAGAATCCTTAACCTCTCTCACCGGTAACAGATCTGTATTTTTATTTTCGTCAGTCATTCAAAATTATTGTTTACATCTTTTTCTGAATGGATACTAACTGGCAGGATTTTAGAATTTTGTGAGCCTTGATAGTGGCATCTTTGTAAGTTCCTGAGCAGTCCATAATAAACGCATCTATCTCCTCCACCAGTTCCTTGTTATCCACTGGTTGCGCTTGGGGGAGGGTGTTCCATGCTGCTTGCCAACCATACCAAGCCTTTGCTGTATCACTCTGACGATAAATTGTATGAGCTGAAAGCTTCTCTCTTTCAATGTTATAGCCATTTTCATCAGCCCACTTCTCAAACGCCTCTCTGCAAGGCAGCAATTTCCCCTGTGTGTTATTTTCCATTTCTATAAACCCCAAAAGCATTGACTGCAGCCTTAGTAACATCGCTCCAATAAGGAAATTCCATTTCCAGCCTTTTTTGCTTACGCTCCTCTGACTCACCATAATTCGCTTGCCAGATAACGGTTTTTACCATTTCACGAAACTCCCTGGTATCAAAAAACTCCAATTCTCGCTTTTCACGCTCAAGCCTCACTTCTTCAAAAACATCCGTTGGTGGAATCCAACCAAGAGAAATTAAACTTTCCCTTACCGCATAATCCTTAAAATCAACAATCTCCTTAGTTATTTTACCGGCAAAATCAGTAGCAACACATAACTCTTGATCCACCAAAGATTTACTAAGTTCTACCGATATTTCATTTTCCCTCTTTTCCATTTTTTACCTGCCATTCGTTTTTGATAAAAGGGTGCGGCTCCAGTCCCAGCTCACGCAATTTTTTCTGTACTTCAGGGTCCTTCATCATCAGTGAGGCCTTAGTCCTCTGCACCTTATACGCCACACTAGGGCACCATGACCCAGCACCAAATCCCGCCATCGCTGCCGCGCGCAATTTTATCCCATGCAGCGACTTACCCTCTTTCAGCCGCGCACGGAGCAAATTGTTATACGCATTGGCAAAGGCCGCCCGTATATCAACAGATTTTTTAGATCTCTCCCTATGCCATAAACTATCAACCATAAACTTTCAGCCGTTTTCAAAAAACTATCACAAACCGGTTAATTTGTCCACCCCTTACACAAACCCCTGATTTTTTGCCAAAAAATGATTTTTAGAGGGGTAAAGTCAGCCTGTGACATAATGTGGCAAATTTGTGGCGTGAATTATCCTTATAAAACAATAACGTGCCAGATGTGGCAGGTTTTTGATACAAAACATAGCTATATACATGAGAATACCAGGCATGAAACAGGTTAAATAGATCAGGAAAATTTCTCACATACGGGGCTTTATATATATA